CAAACGACAAATGTACCTGTAGCTCAGTTTGAAACTTTGGATAAATTTTTGGATTTCTTTGTAGCTAAGTTTAGTGGTAAAATCACATCATTAACAAAGGAAATAAATTCATCAACAACCCCAGCTATTGATACCCTACTAAAATATTACATACTTGAGTGGCCAGTAAAACAAAATGATGATGTTCTCACTTTATTAACGGAAGACGATAAAGTTAAAATACAATCTAGAATGAAGGAAGGATTGTTAAAATTCCAGGAACTATATAAAAAGTAATTTTATCACAAACTGATATATTTATATATAAAACAAATACTATGAGTAATACTAAATTAATTTTGGATAATTACCTTGGAAAAAACACTAGAATAAGTGAAAAAGATTCGGGTAACGGGTATAAAGAAGTTTGTGATTTGGATACAGGTGACTGTTACACATTACGAATGAAAGACGGTCTAATTGAAAGAGTTGACAACACTATGAATAAATTTAAAAAGATTCAAGTTGAAACAACAACAGGAATTAAACAATTATTAAACGGATAAAATGAGAATAGACGAAAAGATAATTAAAGAAATTGAACGGTACAACAGTATTAACAAATACATCGTTGAACAAGCTGAATTAGACCCAGCCGCTGCTTTACCAGCAGACCTTCCATCTGATGTTCCACCGGGACCAGGAGCTGCAACACCACCACCTCCAGCACCAGGAGGAGAAACTCCTCCGACAGGACCAGAAACTGTGGATGTTGATAAAGATCCAGATGTTGAAGAAATTGGTAAAGAAGAAGGTGGAGATTCAGAAACTGAAGAATTGGATATAACGGATTTGGTTGATACACAAAAAACAATGTCAGACAAACAAGAAGAATACTTTGACAATCTGTTTAATCAGTTAAGTTCTTTGGAATCAAAATTGGGTGAGATGGATAACTTAGTTAACAAAATAAATGATCTAGAATCAAAGTTAGAAAAGTATAGACCAAAAACACCACAAGAAAAATTAGAACTACGATCCCTAGATTCAGGACCATTCCAACAAAAACTATCTGACTTTTTTGTTGACAAACAAGAGGAGATGGAAAAATCCGGTAAAAATGAATATGTCCTAACTACTGACGATGTTGAAGACTTCTCACCAAAACAGATTGAAGACACCTTCAATACATACGATGAGGAAAACCTTAAAAACTTAAGATAATAGAATGGGACCAAAAGTCCCATTTTTTTTTATCAGCCACTTGACAACCCAATTTATTTCACTTATACTTTCTATTGTAAACTTTTAATTTATATATTTTATGGCGACAAATGTCTTAGACGCGGTACTAGCACAGTACGAACAATCAAAACAAAGTGGGTCTTCCTCCACTTCAAAAATGTCTCAGGAAGAGAGAATGAAAAAGTATTTCGCAGCTATCTTGAAAGATACCGAAAAACAAGGTCAAAGAAGAATTAGAATCCTACCAACAAGTGACGGATCCTCACCATTCAAAGAAGTTTGGTTCCACGAAATCCAAGTAGATGGTAAGTATCAGAAATTTTATGATCCAGGAAAAAACGACAACGAACGTTCACCTTTAAATGAGGTTTACGAAACACTAATGTCAACCGGGAAAGATTCTGACAAAGAATTGGCAAAACAATACAAAGCACGTAAGTTTTATATTGTTAAAGTAATTGATCGTGATAACGAACAAGACGGAGTTAAGTTTTGGAGATTTAAACACAATTACAAACAAGAAGGAATTTTGGATAAAATAATTCCAATTTGGAAAGCTAAGGGTGATGTCACAAATCCAGAAAACGGTAGAGATTTGATCCTTGAGTTGACCAAAGCTAAAACCCCAAAGGGTGGAGTTTATACGGTAATACAAACAATTATGTATGACGACCCAACACCAATTAGTTCTGAATCTGAAACAGCTGAAGAATGGGTTAACAATGAATTGACTTGGGAGGACGTATACTCTAAAAAACCAGTAGAATACCTTGAGTCGATCTCTAGAGGTGAAACACCAAGATGGGATTCGGACGCTGGGAAATACATTTACTCTAACGACACTGAGGAAACAGTTTCAATGGGTGGTGGATCAAAAACGATCAATCAGGTTGAGGATCCACAAACGAATGATGATACTGACGAAGAATTACCATTCTAATTTTTAACATACTTGGACATCTAATTAAACTAGGTGTCCAAGTTTTATAACAAAAAAATGAAAGTATTGTGTTTTACCCCAAGTTTAAATCGGTATAAAATGTTAAGAGGTTGTGTACAAGACATAAATTGTCAAACGTACCAGGATATATTTCATTCAGTAAATATTACAATGGAAAGATCAACACACCAAAAAAATTACGTAGAAAAAATATTTGACGACCTTAAAACCGATAAAAATAAATTTACATACACTTTAAATCAACACCAACATACAAACCACATTAATACAATTTTAGCTGTGGAAAACTATGAGGAATATGACATTTTTGTAAAAATAGATGATGACGACATATACAAAAAAGATTATATAATGAACATAGTTAATTTCTTCAAACAAAACGATGTAGATGTTTTATCATCAACAATAAGGTACCAACTAAATGGAAATGTTGTGAGATTGGTTAACGCTCATAATTTAGGAGCCAACCCTGAAAACTGTGATTTTAAAATCCCAGCGACATTCGCTTTTAACCTTAAGAGTCTTAACTTAATAAAAGATCTATCAAAAATTTATGGTTTTGAGGATAATATGTGGAGGGATGTTTGGTGTGAGAATAAATGTAAAATATGTGAAATAGACAACACCGAAAATATAATTTGGAATATACACGGAAAAAATACAACGACAGCTAACTTTTTAATTTAAAAAACAAATATATGGCAATAAAGAAAAACGATTTTAGTGGTATTAAGAAGAAATTCTCAACATCAGCTAAATACAAACCACAAAGATTCTTCGATCTTGGTGAAGCCTTTTTAGACGCGGTTGGGTTACCTGGTCCAGCGATGGGACACATTAATATGTTCCTTGGTCATAGTGATACAGGTAAGACAACCGCCTTGGTTAAAACAGCTGTTGACGCTCAAAAAAAGGGGATTTTACCAGTGTTTATTATTACCGAACAAAAATGGAGTTTTGATCACGCTAAACTTATGGGGTTTGAATGTGAAGAAGTTGTTGACACTGATACCGGTGAGTTGGAGTGGGATGGATTTTACATTTTTAACAACAACTTTGATTATATCGAACAAATTACGGATTACATTAATGACTTGTTAGATTCACAAGAAAAAGGTGAATTGGATTATTCACTATGTATCATGTGGGATTCTGTTGGATCAGTTCCTTGTAAAATGACATATGAAGGTAAAGGTGGTAAACAACATAACGCTTCGGTCTTAGCTGATAAAATTGGTATGGGTATTAACCAACGTATTTCAGGAAGTCGTAAATCCGAATCAAAATATGAGAATACGTTAATAATTGTTAACCAACCTTGGGTTGAATTACCGGATAATCCATTCGTACAACCAAAAATTAAAGCTAAAGGTGGTGAAGCGATTTGGTTAAATTCCTCATTGGTGTTTTTATACGGGAACCAAAAAGGAGCTGGGACAACTAAAATCACGGCAACCAAAGACAAAAGAACTGTTAAGTTCGCTTCAAGAACTAAAGTGTCTGTAATGAAAAATCACATAAATGGTCTTGGATATGAGGATGGTAAAATAATAGTTACTCCACATGGATTCTTACCAGGAAAAGATACTACAGAAGAGAAGGCATCGATTGAACAATATAAGAAAGAATACGCTGACTATTGGAAAGAAGTTATTGGTGTTGATGGAGATTTTGATTTGAAAACTGAAAAAGAAGAAACTGAATGATGGAAATCAAATTAACCCATGAGGAAGTTATGGGTATGGTAGAAACCTTAAATGGTTTTTACAGTAAAGTACCAACAATTCAAGACTACTTTCTTGAAAGAAAAAAAGAAAAAATTGTAAATATCGATGTTGAACATTGGAGTAAACAATTATTTAATGATCACACATTAGAACCAAAGGACATGGACATAGTTGTTGAGGTTGTTGATCAAAATACATTAAATAATTTAGCACAAATAACCATTAGTTTACCCTTGGAATCACAAATAGGTAGACAAGTTACACTGGGGGTTAAAGAAGGTAAGTCCGGTAAATACCTAGGGTTTATCAAAATAGCTTCACCGGTATTGTCAATAAAACCTAGAAATGATTTTTTTGGTGAGACATTACGAGCTACTCACGTAAATAAACACATGGTAAACGGTGCTATAATTGTACCAACACAACCGTTTGGTTTTAATTGTTTAGGTGGTAAATTATTAGCTTTGATATGTAGTTCACATTTAGTTGTGGACCTGTTCAATACAAAGTACGGTGACAAAATGGATTTATGTTTTCTTGAGACCACATCATTATATGGGAACATAAAAAGTTCATCACAATACGATGGACTTGAACCATACATCAGATACAATGGTATGACCGAGTCCGATCTATTTTTATTCCCAAATGATGAAATTTACATGAAACTTAGGAATTATTTGAGACCAATATATGGTAAAGAAGAATGGAATGGGATGTTAGTTGATCCAGTACCATCAGCACCAAAAATGAGGGAGTACTCTAAAATAATCCAAATAATTAAAGCTCACTTAAAAGAGTTAGATCCGGAAGAGTTCACAAAGTTTAATGAGTTTGTTAAATGTTGTATGAAGACAAAAACAAAAAAGAGGTATTATTATACCAATTTTGGGTATTCGAACATTAAGGAACACATTTTATCTAATGGGGAAATTAAATTGGAAAAAAAGGAAAACTTTGAAAAACACAAACTAGAACACTTAATAGAAGTTTGGAGAAAAAAGGCTCAAAAAAGATGGGAAAAACTTAATTCTGAAATGAGACTTAAGGAAAACCTGGAAGTTTATTCACTAGAAAAGATCCAGAATATGGATTATGAAATTATTAGATAGATGTCAAACCACGTAATTATATATGAATGTCAAAAACTTTATTAGTAGACGGTAATAACCTATTAAAGATAGGATTCCACGGGGTAAAAGACTTTTTCAATAAAGGACAACATGTCGGTGGTATATGGCACTTTCTAAACACAGTAAGAAAATTCTTAGAGGAGGAAAACTATACTAAAGTAGTTGTCTTTTGGGACAGTGAAACCAGTACATCACAAAGAAGAATACTTTACCCAAAGTATAAATTAAATCGAAAGATACCAGATGAGGTTGATTTTAAGGAAGTTTCCTTTGGCCAACAAAAACAAAGAGTAAAACAATATCTTGAGGAGATGTTCGTTAGACAAATTGAAGTTGGTCATTGTGAAGCTGACGATCTAATCGCTTATTATTGTCAAATATCACTTGATGAGGATAAAACAATATTTTCCGGTGACAGGGATCTAACCCAATTAATCTCAGAAAAAGTTAGGATCTATTCACCAAATACAAAACAGTTTTACAAACTGGGTGATAAGATAAAAATGTATGATATTGAAATACCACACTACAATATTAAAACCTATAAAATCTTAGCTGGTGATACTTCAGACAATATTGATGGGATATTTTACCTGGGTGAAAAAACTTTTGTAAAATTATTTCCTGAGATACTTGAAAATGAAATTTCTTTTACCGATATTTTAAACAAAGGTGAAGAACTGATAAAAGAACAAAAAGATAGTGTTGTTTTACAGAACTTACTAAGTGGAAAAACAAGGGAGGGGATATTTGGTGATGAGTTCTTTGTGGTAAATAAAAAATTGGTAGATTTATCTGAGCCACTAATAAGTGATGAAGGTAAAGAACTGGTAGAATCTTACTATAAAGAATCATTAGACCCCAACGGTAGAGGACATAGAAACCTAATTAAAATGATGATGGAAGACGGGTTCTTTAAATACCTACCAAAAGGTGATGACGCTTGGGTTAAATTTTTAAAACCATTTTTAAAACTTTCAAGGAAAGAAAAAACTAAATACAGAAATAAAACAAATAAATAAATAAATATGAAAAATCAAGAAGTAACAAAGGTTGAATTTTTATTAATGTGTAACGATAACATTGTAGTCCAACGATACTTTAACGTTAAGGGATTTAACAAAAACGCACACAAATCTATTGAATTCTACGAATATATTGACAGATTATGTAATAAACTACAGTATGATTTAAAAATGAGAAGTGTGGTTTATATGTTGGATAATCAGTTTGAAATCTCTGAGAATCCTGAGATCTTAAACACATCGATAACTGATGGTGATGAGAATTTTAACATGTATATTAAGTTGGATGATATGACAATTTGTCAGAGAACGTTTGACGCTAAAGTATACCCACCAAAGGTCAGATATACCGTAGACCTACGACCAAAGTTAAAATCTATATTAAGTGACCTAACTGACATTTTTTCAGACAAAAAATTTAATTATTTTTACCCACAATTTATTGAGAATTAATACTATTTATCAATACTAAAGTAATAAAAAAATATGGCGACTAATAAAAATTTTGAATATCTAGGTAACACTTTTCAACTACAACTACTTAATCAAATAATTTTAGACAAAGACTTTTCTGTGTCGATAATAGATGTACTTAATACAAATTATTTTGAAAACCAGTACTTCAAAATAA